TTCAATTTCATGGTGTTTTTCCATCCATTGCAAAAGGTTGCGGGCGTCGGCCCATTTCACATGCCCTGACCAGCTGGCCAGAAAGCGGTTGAGCGATTCGGCGTCGTTGTAGCGAATAAACTTTGCGACCTTGCGCTTGGCGCGGGTCACGCTGTCTTTGCGCAACAGCTTGTGCGTCGGCCAGATCCGGTATCCGAGAAAATTGATCCCGCGAGAGACGGGCGCGGCCTGCCATTTGCTGATCCGCAGCTTGAGGCGTTCGGCAGAAAAGGCCTCGATGCGCTCGAAGCTCTCGCGCAGTTGTTCGAGGTCATCGCCGAGCACAATCAAGTCGTCCATGTACCGCGCCCAATGCCGGTGCCCCAGCTCAAAATGGACAAAGCGGTCGAGTTCGTTGCCGTAGACGTTGGCAAATAGCTGTGAGGTCAGGCTGCCGATCGGGATGCCGGTGCCAGTGGGCGGGATGATTTCGCGCAGGATCTTGAGCGTTGCCGCACAGCGCACCTTGCGCTCGATGATTTCGTGCAGCACGGCGCGATCCACGCTTGGAAAGTATTTGCTGAAATCCGTCTTGAGAAAGTAGCGCGCGCCGGTCTTGCGCAATAGCGATTGAATGTGGCGCACGCCGGCATGGGTGCCTAGACCGTCGCGGCATGCGAAGGTATAGGGCAAAAGGCCGGCCTCAAAAATGGGCGCGACCACGTTGCAGGTGGCGTGCTGCACCAAACGATCTTTGAAATCGAGCGCCGAAATCAAGCGCGGTTTTGGCTCAAAAATTGTGAAGGTCCGATACTCGCCAATTTGATAGGCATCGGCCTCGAGCTCAGCTTGCAGCAACAACAAGTTGGCTTCGGTGTATTCCTTAAACTCTAAATAACCCCAGCTCATGCGTTTGCCGCGCGCCGTTTTGGTGTAGGCATTGCGCAGGTTGTCGATCGTGGTGATGCGCTGAATCAGATTTCGGTGTTTTTTCCCCATAAAAAAGCCGGCCCCGCCTTTCGATGTTGCACTACTCGGCGTTTTGCCGGACCCCGTTGCGTTTTTCCCGAGGGAGGACAAGCCCGGCTGACCACACATGGGTTGGTCGGCTTGCTGGGCCGTAGCGCCAGCAAAGCGATAGACTCGTGGTGTAGACACAGACGAAGCGCGAACCGATGTTGTTGTTCGAGTTCGAGGCTGCGTTGTTCCAGTTCGAGCAACGAGAACCGGAGTTCGACCCGTTGTTCCAGTTGCCGCCCAGAAGCGCCGCATTACGACCCAGGCTGCCCCTGCATTTTCCGGCGCTTCACCCAGGCATGGACCATCGCCCCCACTTCCGCCACCAGCACTTGGCTGGTTTGCAGTTGGTGGCGCGTCATGCACCGGATTTGCACCAGAAAGCGCATCCAGTAGCGCAGCTGCGCGAGACCCGCGTCGGCTGCGTAAATCTTCGAGATTTGATTCGATTTGCCCGCTTGAAAAAACAGATCCGGCTGACCCAACAGGCATTGCAAAAACATGTCGCGCGCGACGCCGTGCTTGCGCGGCATCGATTGTGCGATCGGGTACAAATAGGCGATCACCCGTTCGTACTTTTCGACAATGGCCATTTGATCGTAGCACTTGGTGGCCTCTTCAATCGGCTTCACGGGCGCTTCCGCGCCCTATCAGGCAAGTTGCAGGTGGTCACAGACGAAGCGCGAACCGCCGCGGCTGTACGAGTCCGAGGCCGCGCCGAGCCAGTTCGAGCAACGGGAACCGGCGTTCGACCCGTCGATCCAGCCGCCGCCCAGACGCGCCGCATTCGGCGCGTTGTATTCGCTGCCGCGGCTTTCGGTGTTGGCGTTCCAGCTTGCGCCGGCGTAAGGACCGCCACGATCGCGTGCCCAGATCCACATGCACCCGCTAGCATGGAAGCATCCCCATTTCGAGGTGTAGGTCGCATCGCCGGACGCGACTGCGGTGCTGACCGGATCGGACCCGATCGAGCTTGCCTCGGTGGTGCCGTAGGCCAACGCCATAAATTCCTGCTGGGTTGGGCAACGCTTTCCAAACGCGGTCGCCAGCTCCATCGCTTCAAACCAAGTGTAAGAGCCATAGGTGGTCGAGCCGTTGCCGCCGAACATGGTCGGCACCTTGGGCGGGCTGGAACCGTCGGCGATGGTGACGTTGTACTTGCTCGAACCGTTGGTGATGGCATCGACCCCGGTGAGATAGATGTCGGCCCAGAATCCGCCACCCACAAGCGTCATGCCGCGCGGGTCGGCCGCCGATGGGCGCCATTTCAGATCCCACAGGCTGTATTCGTTGATCGCGGCCGTGGTGTTGCCGCCGCTGGTGCCGGTTGCGTTCTCGCCGGGTGCGTAATGGAACCCGCCGATCTTGCGGCTGTTGCTGGTGCTGTATCCGCTCGGTGCGCTGAAATTGCTGTCGGCGCGCAGGCTGGCGTCGTCGCAGACATAAATTACGTAATCGGTCCCGGCGCTGAGGCTGGGCATGGTCACGCTGGTGGCGCTGGCAAACTCTTGCACCGTTCCGTCGCGGCGCCAGACCTTGGTGCCCGCCTTGATCTGCAACGTGCTGTTGCCGGTTTTGGTAAAGACCACGCTGCCGCTGTCGGCTTTGTAAAACAAGCCATCGCTGTCGCCAGTGCCGCCGATCGGTGCGCCGGTACTGAGCGTGATCACTTCCACCCATGCGCTGTTGGCGGCATTGCGCACCTTGAGCACGTCGTTGGCGGTGTCCGCCCACCACTGAAACGCGAAGGTGGTGCTCGGTGCCGTCGCGCCGCTGGAATTGGAAACCAAAGCCACCAAGGCGTTGTTGGCGTCGGCGCGGAAGGTTGCGCCGTCGGCGTTGGCAAGATTCATGTCATGTTGGCTCATGGTTTTCTCCCTATGCGAGTTCTTCGGCGGTCACGGCGAGCTCCGAGACGCGGATGTTGTAGGCCGTGTCGGAAACCGACAGATCGGCACGGAATTGGAATGCGCGGTGGTTGTATTCGTTGACGGTCAACAGCTCCCAGCCCGACCACGTTGGGCTGCCGCTTGGATCGTCATCGGTGTGGCGGACGTAGACCTTGCAATCGCCGGTCGCGCCATCGGCACCATCGAAATCGGCCCAGGTATCGATCAAGGTGCTGCGCGCGTCGATGGTGTTGAGCGGCTGCGCCAACAGCGAGCTCACTTGCCGGCGCAGGCGCATGCGCTTGACGCTGCCGGCGTCGATGCCCGCGGCGAAGGTGTAGCTGCCGCCGGTATCCACCCCGCCCGGCCCCACGTCGAAGTTGCTGAGGCTGTCGACATCGGCCCAGCTGTCGATGTCGTCATTGCCCTGCAAGCGCAAGGTCGAATCGACCACCACGGTGTCGTCGTGCGTGCCTAAAAACAGCGGGTGCGCTTGCACAGTGCCGACCGTCGAAAACGCCTGCACGGTTGCGGCGTCGGTGCTGACGCTGCTGCTGTCGGACATGATGCCGCTGGAATCCAGCGCACGGATCAGATAGGTGCCTTCGAGCAACGGCAGAATCGCGACCGTGGCAGTGCCAGCCAAGGCTTTGCCGAGGCTGACCGAGTTGGCCCACGTTGCCCCGCTCAGCGCCGAGGAATGGCGCACCTCGATGCGGCCGCCGATGCGCACGTCGAGGTCTGGCGATTGATCCCATGTGAGCACGGCAAGGCTCGACACCGCTTGCAAGGCGACATTGCTCGGCGCCGTAGGCTTTGCCGCAAGACCGAAAATTTCCTGTTCAGTCGTCGACCAGCTGCTTGAGGTGCCGACGGAATTGATCGCCTTGACGCGGAAATCGTAGCGTCCCGGCGTGATGTCGAAGATTTCAAACCGGGTGTCCGTGGTGACCCCCGCGACGCGGAAGCTCGCCTCGCTTTGCAGGCGATATTGCACCTGATAATCGCGCACGAAATTGTCACGTGCCGCGGCCCATGCCAGGTCGACTTTTGCTTTCACCCCGGCGCCCGACTTGGTGATGTACAGCGACTCGATCACGCTGGGTGCGCCCGGCGCGGCGACTGTGAGCATGTTGGGCAAGTTGGTGTTGGGGGTCGCATCCGAAACCGGAATGCTGCCGAAGTCGTACACCGTCTCGTCGTACTCGAGCGCGGTGACACGCACCTCGTCGTTGTTTTGCAGCGCCATGCGCAGCACGCGGAATTTTTTAGCAGACCAGCCCGGCGTGCTGTGGGTGATGGTGATCACGTCGCCGACTTCGCAACGGATACCGGCCACCGTCGCGGTAAATTCGGTCAGGATTTGCTGGCGCGACTGATTGAGGTTGATGGTCGCGATCTGCTTGGCGGTCGCCTCATCGCTGGTGAACGGCAAGGAAATCTCGCGCTCAAGCAACAAGCCATTGTCGAGGCTGCGCAGTCCGGCGCTGTCGATGGTTGCAATGTCCGGTTGCCAGCTGCGTTCTGGATTGAAGAAGTTGGCGCGGATGCGGTTGTAGGTGTTGGTCTTATCGCCGAGCGAAATCGTCCATGCGCCCAGCACGTTGTCCTCGGTGAAGGCGAAACCCGCGGCCTCGGGCTTGTCGATCACCAAACGATACTTGCCGCCGGTGAACACCAGCATGCCGCGGCAGGCGGTGAGCATTTCGCGGATCACCTCAAGGCTGGTGCTTGAGGTGTCGACCACGCCGTTGAGGGTGTAACGCTTCGCGCTGGTGCCGCCCTTGTACACCAGCTCATCGCAGTAATTTGCGGCGGCAATGAAGCTCGCCTCGTCGATCATACTGGTCGGAATAGCCCGACCATAGCGCCCATTGGTGAGGTAATCGCGCACGCACAATGCCGGGTTGTCCGACCATGCCGTGCTGGCGCTGCGCGGGTCATAGACCTCGACCCCGCGCACGTCGGCGGTGATCTGCGGAATGCCGCCGGCGAATGCGTCCTGGTCATATTTGAGACGGACATAAACATAGGCCGTGCCGCGCAAACGATGATTGCTGGTCCAGCTCGCCAAGCGGTTGTCGAGATTGGTGTCGACCAGCTGATCGTCTGCGCCGGTGTGCAGAGTCCATTCAACAAGGCCCGAGAATTTGCTGAGCGTGCTGGCCTCTTCGTTGAGGTACAGCGCGGTGACGCCGTCCACCTCGCCTTCCGACAACACCAAAACCAAGTGCAGGTATTCATTGTCAGTGCCCGAAGATTCGATGAACACGCGGATGCCGCCGACCCGGCGCACGCCATACACCACCGGGATCGGCTCGCTCGACCCGACAATGTTTTGCAGAATGCCGCGATCGCCGAGCGCGGTGGAGTAATCCGGCAGCTTGGGCTTTTCACCAAACAGCGAGGTCGCAAGGCTGGACCCGACCATCGAGCCCACAGCGCGACCGACGGCCATGCCGACGATGAAGCCCGAGGCGCCGATCATGGTGCCGGCCAACACGGTGCTGGCGACATAGCCGCCGGCAAACGATCCGGCGATGGCGCCAATGATGGGTGCGGCGGCGCCCATTAGAAAAAGCTCCAGAATCGGGCGTGGCTGAATTGCTCGATGGGATAGCGCACAAAGCCCTCGCCCTCATGCAACGACACCACATGGCGGCCGGTGATGATGTGCACGCGGTCAAACGCGTCATCCTCGACCACCGCGAGGTCGCCCTGTCGAATTTCGGAATACTCGAGCTCGACCCAGCCGAGTTCGGCCAAGCCCTGACACCAGCGCGGCATGGTTTTGGCGTACTTGATCGCGCCGCGCGCGTCACAGTAGCTG